AACGCTTCTTAGTCTTTCTAATTCTGGAGTAGAAGCGTTTTCGCCATATCCGTTTGCCAACCCACGATATAGTGGCGGTTGAGGGCGACTATTTGCAATAGCATTGACCATTCCCTTTATGGCTTTTTCGCCCGGAGCACCCCAGCCTCTTTGGAGCATAAAGTGGCTTCCCTTGCCCTTATCAAACTCAGTTTCTGGAACTGGTAGTCCAATTAAACGACAAGCCTGTTGACGCATGTAGTCAATGAATTGATTTCCGTCAGGACCTCTCTCCCACGCCCACCAAGTGTTTCGTGTCATTCCGCCAGCATTTTTTGGAGAATTAGGTATCTCGTCTGTGGGGTCAAACGAGGTTATGTCAGCAACTGCGTCTCTTTCTGGCCGAATAAGTCTTTCAGGAGCATAGTTAACCCATTCGCCAAGTCTAAATCCACTTTCAGCAATTTGGTCTAGCGGACTTTCAACATCGCTATCAAATACAACTTGATAATTGGCTGCCCTGTTTTCAAAGTTAAAAGCATCACTTATTCCTCCTAATGGGCTCATATCTCTTTGACTAGAGACATCTATGCCTTTAGTGTTTCCACCAAGAACAACAAATTCTCTTTCATCTAAGCAACCAAAACCAGTGCCAGGGAAACAGAATATATCTTTTACATCAAACTCTTTGCGGAACAACCTACTTTGTTCGTAGCGGTTGGCAAAAATTGTTCCAATTCTTCTGCTTGTAGTCCAAGCCGATAACGGTCTAAGGCCCAAAGTTGCGGTAAATTTTCCACCGTTAGGAAAAGTAGACTCTACAATTTCGTGGTTACTAAATTTCTTTACTCCACGGAACAAAGTAAGTTTTTTTATTCCCTTACGCTTGAAATATTCTTGAGTAAGGTCGTATTGAGCCCTTAGAAACTTTCTAATTAAGTTTTCGCTAGTTTCTAAAATTTTATCTACTTTTACTTGTTTCTCTGGGCTAATTTCCCAATCAGCCGCCTTTTCAATTCCAAATTCTTTTTTGGCTAATTCTTGAATTGCTAAAGATAAAGGCTCGTCGCCGTTTGAAGTAAAAGCCCAAGAACTAATAAGTGCTCTTACAACTCCATATTGACTGCTCTCTTCATCATTAGGAAAGTTGACGACTATGCCCAAGTCTTTGAAAAGATTTGCTGTTTCTGCCCACTCCGATGCTTCAACAGAAGACATTTTATTTTCAAGGTTTTGTGCCACACCCTTTTTCAAAGCCCTTGCTAGTTCTACGGTCCCCTCGCCCATAGGACCAGTTCCTATTTGACCAGTGCGAATTGCCTCTCTGTCGTGGAATTCCAATGAATTTTTTAGAGTAAGTGGCATCTCCCTTTTGTGGAAAGTGGAGTCTTCGGCAATTGATACCCAAATTGCTTCTGTTGGGTGGTGTCGCGCAATTTCATTTCTTTCTGCGTCGTTTAGTAGTCTAGAGTCACGGCGCGAAGGAGCGTAATTTACTTCTAATCCCAAGTCTGGAAGTAAGTTTGGAAGAGATTCGTAAGTAATGGCTTGTGGCTCTGGAGATGGGTATTTGACTGGACTACCTTCTCCACGAGTGTTTAGAACACTGTAGGTTCCTATATCAACGCTATCTACAACTCCACCTAGAACTACCATTTCTTTTTCTTCATAACAACCATTACCAAAGCCTGGCATAGAAAATATGTTTTTTACATCAAATTCTTTACGGAATACTCTTCCGTCTTCTCCCCTAGCAAACCCAATTGCTACCCCCTCTGAAGTCGACCAAGATGATAAAGGTCTTAGTCTTACTGCTCCTGAAATGCCATTTTCTGTTGAGGAAGTGGTCTTTGGCATATCGTGAGCCTTGAAGTTTTTGACTCCACGATAGAGAGTTATTTTAGATATACCCTTTTTCTTGAAATATTCTTGAGTGAGGTCATACTGGGCTTGTAAAAATCTTCCAATCAAGTTTCTGTTTTTGTCAGCAACATCTTTAACCTGTATCTCCATACCGATTCCGTTATTCCATTCGGCTGAACCTCTAATGCCAAACTGTCTTCTAGCCACTTCTTGAATAGCAAGAGACGAAACATGCGAACCGTTGGATGTGGATGCCCATCGACTAACTAGGCTTGAAACGGCGGTATACCTAACAGCATCTAAAAATTCTCTATTATCACTGTCTGGAAGAATAAGATTTTTGAAAAGAGTAAATCCGCCTAATCGACCATTTTCATTATAGGCATCAAGAATTAGTCGTGCTTCTTCAAGAGTTACCTCTTTAGTAGAATTAATTTTGTCAACGAGTTCCTTCTGTTCTCTATAAAAATCATTATTTGTCGTAGCCCATCTCAAGACATTAGCAAATTCTGCTCTAAGGTTTACACCAACTTCTTTTCTTGCATCTAGACTATAAAAAATTACTTCTTGAAGTTTTTTAGGCTCAGACCAGTCCATGTGTTTAGATAGTCCAGAGAACACCCCCAAATCATCTAATACTCTTACAAACTCTTTGTCGTCAACATCCTTGAGTTTTTCTGCTAGAGATTTAGCAACATTTGCTTTTAGCCTTTTAGCCAAGTGTTTTTCTGGGTCATTGTTTTGATTTATAGCAATAGCCTCGTCAATTATGCCGTTTAGACTTACTCCCAGTACATCTTTAGAAAGTCTTAGCCAAATTGCTAGTTGTGGGTCAGTTACTCTTTCTGAGTCTGGTCTTGTGGTGGGGAGAGGCGCGTAATTAACTTCGAATGGGCCTCCTTCGCCCAAGCCATCTGCTCCTCCTCCGTCATCTGGGAGAAGTTCTCCGGGACTTTCACTAGATTCAGGTCGTGGCCCTTTGACGAGTCCTTGGAGTCTGACATCTATTTGCTCCTTTGTTTGAGGTTCGATATCCACATCAATGTATGTTGTGTCATCTAACTTAGTTTTTCTAATTATAGTCATTTTTGTATTGCGACGCATAATTACTTCATCGTCGCCAACATGTATAGCATTCATACCCTGCGGAGCAAGAATTCTAAAAACAACTCTTTCTTTGCCTTGACTTTTTTCGGCTCTAAAATCTAAATAACTTGTTGCGGTGTCTACATCTAGTCCAGAAGACTGGAAACCTCTGTCAAAGTAAGAGTCCTGAATTTCTATTTGACTTACCAACTCAGGGTCTAGCCAAGCCCCCCTATACAGCACGGTGTTTTGTTTTAATTTAGATTTATTTACAAGCCTATCCACGCTTTTTACTTTAGAACTAGCAACCTGACCTTCTCGGAGACCAGCGTTCATCTTTAGAGTTGCTTCATCGTCGCCGACATACCTATCTCTAATGTCTAATAAACCTTGATTAACAGCAAGTCCGTTGTTTTTCCCGCCCGGGTCCATACCGTCAGCCATTTCAAAAACTGAACGAATGTAATTTTGGAATACAGAATTTCTATTTTTTTCAGCGTCGTCTCTGCGTTTTAGGTGTTCATAAATTTCTGGACTTACTTTTGCTACTTCTGGATTTGGAGAACCGTCGTCTTTAAAAAATCCTATTCCAGTATCACGCTCAAAGTTTTGCCAAACTGCATAATTATCTCTAAACCACTTATTTTCTTCATCTGTAATCCTGTCGGATTCTTCCCTAACTCTTTTATCTTCTTCTTTATCTAGAACTGGAGTATTTCGTATTGTTTCTCTTCTACGCTTTTCAACTTCAATGTAATAACTCTTGCCCTCTGAGGCACCAAAAATAGCAATTTCGCCTCGTTTTTCTCCAGCGTCAAATGCATCATCAAAATCTTTTATCCACTCACTGACATCTAGAAAGACCATTTCTTTCTTGTCAATTACATTTCCATTTTCGTCTTTCACCTCAACCATGTCTGTCCAAGTTCCAAGATAAAAACCTTTTTCCATAAGTTTTTCTTGGTTTTTTAAAGCATAAGCACGAAGAATTTTTGGCCCCTCGATTGGGTCCATAAAGTCTTCTGGAGTAACTAACTGCTCACGCTTTTTTACGCTTCCATCTGGTTGCACAACATCAGCCTCGTGAGCAACTAAATATCCTTGGTCTGGATTACTTCCATCAACAAAATCAACCGAGTTTCCGCCCCACTGCAATGTGTTGGCAATTATTTCTTCGTAGAAATCTTGTCCTTGTTCTAGGTCTTTTGGAATTTCAGTATCACGCTCAATGTCTTCGGTATCTTGGTAGTAGCCAAGTATCTCTCTTTTACCGTCGCTTCTTACTCTTTCAAGTCTCCATAAATTGCTTACATCGCCATCCCAGTCTTTAGCACCGTCAAAAGTTTCAATTGGCTTCCCACTTTCAAGAACTTGCTTTCTAACATTTTTGGCTTGCTCTTGCTTTTTAGGAGCCATAGATACAGCAATAAATCGGCCACTAGGGTCTGTATAAGAATCGTTTCCCATAGCGACATCTCTGCCCCCAGCGTAGTATCCGTAAGGATTATAATCCGCTGGTATGTAGCCTCTTTCTTGCTTTTTCCAGCCTTTTATAAATCCTTGCTCTTGTGGTTCATCTAATTCGGCTTTCTTTTTGCTAGGAGAAAGTTTCTTATCATAGCGAGCAATCAACGCCTGAGCGTCACCCCACCCCTGAGCCACGGCAAATGGCTTATCAACTACCGTTCCGTCAGCGGAACCTTGGGCAATGTGATAAACGGGTAGGTCTGGATTTATGCTTTTATCAGAATTAGCACCACGAGTACGAGTGATGCTACTCTCTTTTGGTGCTGAGGCAAGGTTAGGATAGCGAGTTGCTATCCAACCATCAGCGGAACGGAAAACATCAACGCCGTTTTCGCTAGAAACTTTTTCCCAACCAGTTGGAGCATCTTTTAGTTGTAAAGTGCTTGGGTCCACAATTAAATTTTTAGCAACGCTCTTTGAGCGTGGCTCTGGCAACCCTAAACTGTCTGGAAGAATTGCTTTTATCGCTTCTACTTGTGAAGCGGGAACGCTAATAACTTTTCCAAAGTAAGGGCTACCTGGAACGCCCTCTAGGTCAAACGAATCTGTTTTTGCGTCGTATCCAGCAAATCTGAACAAAGAAGATACTGCGTCAAATAATTTTCCGAGCCATACTCTGGCTCCACCGCCCATCCAAGCAAAGCGACCTCTTCTGTCGCGGCGCTGAGCCCTAGCCCTGGCGCTTCGTGCTAAAAAAGAGTTCCCCCCAGCGTAAGGGTTTCCAGCGGCGGTCAAGCCGAGGATGATATCCCTTGGTACTTGGGTAGCGTTAGTTGCTTCCAACTTTGCTATTAGATACTCACGCTCTACGCTCTCTTCTGGTGTAACAAAAGCAGTAGCGACTAATGGGCGGAACTCTTCGGCAATTCTAGGGTCTGCCGACATCCACTCAGCACGGGCTTGAGCCAACTCTTCCTCAGAAAAGTCGTTTGGTCTGGTTGATAGGGGGTGTCCTACTGGAAGTAGGTCTCTGTGTTCTCCAGCAATCTTTGGCTGTGCGCCAGTAGTTGCCATATTCACAAAGTCTGATAATTCTCTCATTGCGGTAAACGCTCTTTGAGAGGGGTTGTTGAAATTGGTGACTGTTCTGTTGAGACTTCGCTCTAGAACTTCAAGCATTTCAAATCTTCCAACTCTACGGCTAGGAAGAGTTTTGCTGTTTGCTGACGCTACTAAAGCAGTACCTTCGATGACAACATTTGTTTTATCTTTCTTCACATAAACAGATGGAAGAGCAGGTCTGTCGGCACCTTCAATGATTTTATTTATTTCATCAACAGGGTCAAAGTTTTCGTATTCACTCATTACTTGAACTCGATTCTGGTTATGACGGTTGAGTCAGCACCAATAGTGGTGCCTATTTGCCAAACCCACTTAGCGTGTTGGTCAATACGCTCTGCTAGGAAGTTGGCAATTCCTTGTTCATTACAAGCGTTGGCAATATCAAACGCTTTTGTTAAACACTCTTTAAGGTGGCAATTTATTTCGTATAGATTGCTACTCATTTCAATCGGGTCGCCTGAAACTGGATTTACGCTAACGCAAGTTAGAGAAGCAAAGTCTTCTAAAGTAAATGGAGCGTCAAACCCAAGTTTGCGAATATTCTCGGCTAACGGGTCAATTGCTGAATCAGCGTCTTCATAAAGTGTTGCGAAGAAGTCGTGAAACTGAGTGAACTCAGGACCTTTCACATTCCAGTGATAGCCGTGAGCAATGAACTTGTATGTAACCGTATCGGCTAAACATACTGCTAGATGTTCTGCTAATTTCTGATGCATTTTTCTTTCTTACTGAGTAGGTTCGGCTAGGCCTGGCGGAGTAGCGTCTGACGGAGCGATAGGCTGTGGCGGTGCGACTTCTTCTGTCGGTGGAACTGGAGCACTTTCTTCGGTTACTCCTGGCTCTGCTAATCCAGGTGGTGCTTCTTCTGGAGCGGGTGGTGCTTCTCCACCTTCAGGTGGCGGACCGCCCTGAAGCATTTGGTCTAGACCCGGAACTGCTGGAGTTGGCTGTGCTGCCTGTGCTGAAGCACGGATTTTCTCCATAACATCTGGAGCAACAACACCAAGCATTGCTTCAGTAAGTTCTGGAGTAATCATTCCCTTTTCAACAAGCAAACGCAACGCAACTTCGGTTGGGCTTGGTGCCTCTGCTTCGGAGAAACCGTGTGCTCTACGCCAAGTCTCAAACGAAACTGCCATCTTCTCAAAACCGCTGTCCGCATCTGCGGCACGGTCATTGCGAGTAGCAACCTGTGATGGGTCATACCAAACAACAATGCGTTCTACTTCTGGCTCGGTAAATCCGTTAGCAAGTAGGTATGGGCGTAGATAGACAACTGTAAGAGCGTCGGCGATAAGCAACATCAGTGGCTCAATGTGAGCCTTGTACAAAGCCTCGTCAATTTGAAGTGCGTTTGAATACTTCACATTTGCTAGACCAGTAACGATGTCTTTTGGAACATCTAGACCCTGAAGAATTCTTTCAAGAACACGGTCAGCACGCTGAGCAAGAGCAGGGTCAAATGAACGCTCAAACTTGAACTGCTTGATTTTATCTCCAAGTTCAGCAGGTCCACGAATAATCAACGGAACAACGGCAGACGCTGAATCTTCATCCTTGATAGGAGTTGTCATAGCATCCATAAGTTGGTCTTCAAATTCGTCTTCCAACTCCTCTGGAGTAGGGCCGTCGTAGATACCATCGGCATCTGTGTATGGGAAATCTGGGTCTGGGTTAGCAGCAACCGAAAGACCGTCAGGCAGATAGAGCGCACCAGCGTTCAGACGGGAACGCGCCGTTGCACGGAATGTGCGGTTCAAAAGTAGAAGTTCAGCACACAAGTCTAAAATTCCACGCATTGATGAATCGGCTTCTTCGGAAAAGCGTGGGTGTGCTTTCCAAATACGACCAATGAACGCACCTTTCGGCAAAACATAAACGCCCTTTTGAGTTCCACCACCAGCGGTCTTTAGTTCTCGTCTAGGACTGATAACAACATTTGCTCTGCTATCAACTGTGATTTCATCAACGGAACGAATATCCCAAGACTCTGGAGTTCCATCTGAAGGGCGTTGAGGAATTTGACTTAGGTAGCACTCACCAGTTACTTGGAGATTTAGTGCTGCGTCTTTTAGCAGACCAGCCTGACCGCCATACGCTGAATCAAGTCTTGCTAGAGCACGCTCAGCGGCAGCGACAATACGCTGGTCAAAGGCTTCAACATTTCTAATTGGACTTGGGCTTTCAGCGGGATTAGAAACTACTGCTGGATAAAGACGAATACGAGAAACAACGCTAGCAACAAGATTGAAAGCGTATTTGATTTCACCAATTGCGTCGTAGTATTCCCACGCTTCTGATTGCCAAGCAGACGACGCTGCTGCCCTACGATTTTTGAATTGCTCGGCTTCGGACTTGTCGCCAATTTTTAGTTGAGCAGCCGCAGCGGTCAATGCTCTAGGTGCGTTGTAAGGGGCAGACGGGGCAGCGTTAGGAACTGGTTTTAGAAAAACAGAGTTAGCAGGGAGAGTATTCGCTACTGGATTAGAAGCACGAATACCACGCTGTGGAGTATTTGTTGCGGGTGATTTATCACGCCTGAAAACGCCCAAGTTGTGTTCTCCTTTAGTCGTCTAGACGCTTGGAAATGAGTGCGGCAACTGCTGATAATGCAAAAGGTAGAGCAACGATAGCAGTTGCCACAGGAACTATTGTATAGCAAATTGCGAAAGCCGATGAAATCCAAATGCTCAAACACCAATAACAAGTAATCAAATAACCTAGCCAAGTATGTGGTGGAAACTTTTTCCAAATCGCTTCTCGCAAACGCTCAAAGATTTGGTCTTCAATAATTAGTCTGCTAATTCTGAAAACGGCAAGGGCAATAAGAATAAAAGTAAATGGGTCAATAAACATTAGAACTGGTCCTTTACGGAGTGAAGTGTGCGATACGGATTCCAACTCTTGAGCCTAGACCCGCATCCACAGTTGCTGTCTTTTTGAAACGCTATGAGTTTTCCGCTTATGGTTTTTGCTCTGGACACCTGCTCTTGTTTGTCCGCTTTGTAAAATTCTGATAAACGCTCTTGGAAAATAATTTGAGCACCTGTTGGTGAATCTTGAGCGACCCAAATCGTTAGACCTTTTTCATCTTCAATAATTACTATACGAGTAATGTCTCGGTAAAAAACGCCCTTTGGATTTCCCTGAGCCTCAATTGAAAACACATCGTCTGAATAATCGGTTGGAGCAACGCTTAGGTGAGACGGAAAGATGTCGTGAATTATTTTCATTACTTACCCAATCTACGAGCAATGGCTCGGTTTGTAATTCCCGCTGCTCTCGCAATCTCGGCAATCTTGACATTGTTATTGTATAACTCCCGAACTATTGCCGTCATCTCTTCGTTTGCTATTGCAAAGGGCGTTGATGAATTCATACCACTTCTATAATAACGAGCAAGGGGGGCTAGTTCTCGCAAACGCTTCTGTGTTTCTTGTGTAATACCGGGGGACTTAGGGCGTTTGAGTTGATAGCCTTTTACGGGTTTTGGCATAGGAGCGTCGGCGAACCCGCCCCAAGGAGATGGAACTGGTTTGTTTGTGGCAAAGGCTGGGTTAGCCTGTGTTGTCCAATACTGAACAGTGGAGCGTTGTTGCGTTGGCGTAAACGCATTTCCTATTGCTTGTAGCGACCAACCCGCATCAAAAAGTTGCTTGGCTCGGTAGTACTTTGCTTTTTTCGTAAGGGCGTTGATGAAATCAACTTCGTCTTGGCCGAGTTGATAGTTTCTAGCGTATTCTCTGTCTTTACTCATAATGTATTGAGTTTAGCACTGTGTATTGGAAGCGATTTTTTTGGAAAATCCGGGAGCGGCCCTTATGCGATAAAAACTTATTACTGACGGAGAAAAAAGATACATTAGTGTTTTTTGCCTTTGGTGGGTGAGACGGCTACGGTTACTGGCGAGCACATCGAAATTTGTTTCGAGAAGCGGCCAAAAATGCCGAAAAAAATGCCGTTTTTATGCCGATTTTAGCGACCAAACAGCCTATTTATGACTTATTTATGACTTATTTGACATATGTGAGCACTTGTGATGACTTATTTGTTCTTAGAAGAAGCAATGTAAGACTTATCTAGGACTTATCTAGGCTCTACATAGCCTATCTAAGACTTATTAGTAGGCTAAGAAAAGCCTATGAGTAGGCTATCTTAGGCACTTAGGTTAGCCTGACCTAACTAAATGCCTCAAAACAGGGCTTAGATGGTGGGAGTTGGCATACCGACCTGCCGACAAGCCCAGACGAGCAGTACAAATACAATTCATAAGAACTGGCTGACCGCATTATCATTCGGGAGCAAGTACGGAGAAAAGCGGGCTTGCTATACCAGTTATTACATAAGATGCTATGTTTCTAAGGACACACGGGCTCAGATGGGGCAAAAAGAAAAGGAAAATCTGGTAACCCAGGGGAGAAACCCTATGTTGTTTGTGTGTGTGTCGGTGTGTGAGCAGCCGTGTATCTGGGGCGGACTGGGCGACACCCGTGTATATGCGACTAAGTAAATAACTGGGAACGGCAAGGAAATCTGGGAATAAATAGCCTATCCGTATGGTTATAGATAGAGTAGTGATAGAAAGTAATCTATCTAAACCACTTGACAAATAGTTATCTGTTTGTAATAATAGTGGTATCACTTATAAACAAACGAAAGGAGTGATTACAAATGACACTACCAACAAGAAATAATCTGTCTGACTTTGAGCGACCACGGCACAATGATTTGCCTAAATCTCTATGGACTGAAACTTTGCCTGACCTATGGCAAGGTGGAACACTTGATGCTTATGGCAATGAAGACTGGTTTGAGCAAGTAGATGTTATCGGCAAAGAGATTAGCAAGAAACACTTTGATTGCGTCTATACACTTTACGCAAGTGCTGACCCAGTTGATTGGTTCGTCAAGGAACTTAGGTTCGGCTTCTATGATAGTTCGCTAACTGACTTTGACCCAGTAGAAAATCTATTGGACATAGTTAAGATGGCTCATAAAGATTGGAAGTCTGGTAAGAGAGTTCTTATTAGATGTCAGGCTGGACTAAATCGTAGCGGTTTAGTTATGGCTTTGGTTCTAATTCGTGACGGCTATGAGCCAGCAGATGCTATCAAACTGATGAGAGAGAAGCGTTCATCTTGGGTTCTATGTAATAAGAACTTTGAGAGATACTTACTCGGCTTAGATGAAAAGCAGTTAGCAATCTGGAGAAACTAAGATTTATCCCCTGTCAATGTGGCAGGGGATTTTTCTTATCTAACTCTAAAGAAACTACTTCTAGCATCTGGTATTTTACGACCAGCCATAGACTTAGCAGTTAGTTTGCCACCTACAAACCCTGCTGGTGGCTTTATCATAAGAGCGGTAAGAGCGTGAACTAAAGCATCTACTCTGTCTGGCGACCTACCCTCACCCGGAACCCAACTTAGCATCTGACTCTCTAAGTCAGGTAAGTATCCAATGTGATGGACACGCCCTTGCTCATAGCCAAGCACGACTGGTTCAGCACGAAGTTGCTTTCCGTATTTGCTATGGACTTCTAATACTTTGATACTAGGGTCAATGGCGTTGATAGCATTACGAACTAATGCTCCACCTTGATTGACTTCAGCAATAACTGGACAGCCCCACTTGCGAGCCATAGCAACTACTCGGTTAGCCCACACTTCAGGCGAACCTAACACGCTAGCATCTTCTAATACCCAAGCCTGACGCTTATACAAATCTCTCTCACCAGTTGATGCGACTACAACTATTCCGCATTCATCTCTAGGGTTCTCAGCAACGCTAGGGTCAACACCAATACAACGCAGTGGTGTGTTCAGTGGTAGAGCGTTCTGTCTATGTACCTCAATCAAATCATCATTCCACAAAGCACCCTCAACGCTATCCAACATCTCACCATAAAGTTCCTGTTGAGCAAGACGAGTTCCAGCATAGACACCCGTAATAGCATCAAGATAAGCAACGCTTAGGTTTCCAGAGTTATCAAGAGTAGAACCACGAGTGATAACTACACGACCAGTGTTCTTACTTTCTTCTATCAACTTGTAGAGCAATGGAACACGCTTAGGTGTAGTAGTAACCATAATCTGTGGATTACGACCAAGACGAGTTCCTACACGCAAGTTATCAAAAGCAGTCATACCTGCTGCGTCAGGTGTCTGTCGCCAAGCAGCAATCTCATCTCCCCAAGCGTGAGTAAATTGTGGACCACGCAAAGAGTCAGGCTCATCGGCAGTAAAGCAAGTAGCAGTATTTCCATTAGGCCAAGTTAGTCTTCGCTTTGATGGTTCATACAATGGTCTTTCGCTAGGTGGAGATACATTCATAATTCCACTCTCACCCTCAACGATTACATCTCGCACATCTGCTGCTGTTCTCGCAACCAAAGCAAAACGCCTTTGACCCGTGTTAGTGTATTTGGCTTGCTCTCTCACCCACTCGGCTGCGGCACGGGTCTTACCAGCACCACGACCACCAAGATACATCCAGACTGCCCAATCACCTACGGGAGCGTGCTGTTCAGGTCTGCCCCAGACTGACCAATCCCACATAAGAGTATCGGCATCCATGCCAGATAAGACGAGTGCTCTCTCTGCATCAGGCAGAAGAGCGATTTGTTCCATTATAGATTTGGCCATGAATCTATTGTAATGCACAGAAAAAATGGCAACCCAGGCAAACTTGCCCAGTGGATGGAGATGTTAGTTGCTTCGTTCTTTCTTCAGCATCAACTCGATGCCACGATTTGCGATATCTACTGAGAGCCTAATCAATGCTTCTTTCTTAGCGGTATTCATACCACGAACAGGGGCAATCAGGTTTTCTTTCTCGGTAGCGACTATCTGGTTCAGCACTTTAGTAATTGCTTTTCCAATAGACATACAGGCTTCTTCATCGGTGAGCCTGTCCCAAGGCACGCCTTGGTAGTACTTGGTGTATAACTTATCTGAGAGTTTTTCTATGTTGTTCATACAAGTATTGTATCGCAGTAAAGTGAAAACCCCTGACATTTGTCAAGGGTTTCACTATTGGCGAACAAGTTTCGGTATTACTCAATTACCCTAATCGTGAGCGAGCAATATGGATTACTCTGCCAGTTGTATCTATTAGTTAGAAAAACTGACCCGTATTGCCAGTTAGTATAAGTAGTTGCTGTTCCAGTGGCTAATCCAACAGAACCATCTCCACAGCCAAGAAGACTTGTACCATTTCCTATGTATTTGATTGTGATTAGTTTAGTTTTGATAGAAGCATCTGTGCCTTTAGGTCCAGCGGGTCCTTGAGGTCCAGTTGGTCCTTGAATTCCAGTTTGGTTCCAAGTCAGTGGTCTTTCGGTCTTAGTACATTTGCTACTTATCCGTAAAGCACCACTTGACTTATTCACACAAGCAGAGATTACAGAGTTTGATTCAACTGCTGAAACTGATTGCGATGAAGCAGAACCTAATAAGAACGCACCTACAAGTAAGTTGATTACCAGAAGCACACGATTGGATGTGCTCACTACCTTGAGTGTCTGTTCTTAGGATTGATTGGTGTATATACTCTGCTCTGACCCTTTTCGCTTGTCTTGTATCCATAGCGAGCAAGTCTGAAACGAAGTGCTGAGTGAGTAACTCCCATACGCTTAGCCAATCGATATAGCGTAACGCCATCTTCCAAGTGAGCCTTAGCAATTAGTTGAGTGTACTCTTCAGCCTCTGCTCTGAAGCGAGTGGCGTGTGAGCGAACCTGCATTGCCATCGGCTTTAGTTCCAACAATCTTGCTAGGATTTCAGGCGATGGCTCAACAAACTCTCTTTCCACTTTTGCTGGATACATCGGTGGAGTTGGGTTAGTGAAGTCAGGTGGCATTGGTCCATCAATTGGTGTTTCACAAATCTGACGAACACGCTCTCTACTGAGTTCAACTGAGCGAGAGATAGCACTTAGTGTCCATCCATTGTTACTCAATGAACGAATTATGTTATCTCTATCTGCTGGCTTAGCGGAATTGAGCAATGAAGTGATGTAAAACGGCAACTTTTGATTTGCTTTCTTTATCTTTGTCATTTCTTCTTTTATCTTTCTATGTAATGACCCGTATGGGTCTGTGGTTTCTATTGAAATTGTATCTGTAATACAAATGTTATTCAATTGTGTTTGCTATTGGAATAACTAGCCTCGGAGCGAGAGAATTGAGAGCGAAATTGCTGACAATCCTGTCCCAAGTATCAATCCAATGTTGCTTGGAGCAAAAATAGCGATGAAAATAGTCGCAATGACGGCTATAATCGCAAAAATTGATGTCCAAACCAAATCTCTGAGTAAAATCAACCAACTTGGCATCTATTTTTCTTCTTTCTGTTCGTTTTTAGGCATTACAACACCTAAAAGTGCTGAAATTTCCTCTTCATCCGTGTATTCAATCGGTTCTGTCCTCTTATCGACTGCTATTGCTAGCCAAACGATGACAAGAAAACCTAAAATTGCTAAAATAACGACGAAGATGTCCATTTCAACTCCTGTTTTACCCTGGGTGGCCAGTTTTTCTGTGTAAGATGCTTTGCATGAGAGCGATTAGTGCTCCCACACAACGCAATCCTACCATCTACTCTGATTTTTGAGTTCCTTCGTAGATGTCTTTGACGACATTAGCCCATATTCTCGGTGTATGTGTGAGTGGTTGATACCCACCAGCACCACCAATCAATACACGCCCATCGGCAAACTTGTTTGCTAGTTCAGCAATTACTTTTGAAGCATAAGCGTAGCCATCGTAGGTATATTTCAACCCCCAATGCTCTTCCTCATGTCCATCAGCACCAGTAGCAAGCAAGATTACATCTGGCTTATACTCGGCAACTTTCTTAGCAATCTCATCAATTGCCCATTTGAACGCTTGGTCGCCCTCGCCTTGCTGTAAGCAGTAGTTATACCAGTGTTGCTCGTCATTTTGATAGATGTAATTGCCATCTACTCCAGCCTCACGAAGCCATGTGTCTGAGTGAGTTGGGTAGATTCCGTGTCCGTGGATACTGAAAGTTGGAATATCGGTATCCGCAAGTAGGTTCTGCACTCCATCACCAGCATTCACATCCCAGTCGATGTAAACAACTTTGAGCCCATTCTGCACGAAATTTTTGGCAGCCCAGGCAAAATCGTTGAACACGCAGAAGCCCTCGCTCCATCCGTATTGAGCGTGGTGCTTTGCTCCCTGTGGATTGAAGCCAACTTGAGTTTCACCAGCGAGTATCTTCTCAACCAGTCTTACTGTTCCAGAAAACATCTGACCAGCGGTATGCCCCATCTCAGGCTTGAAGCCAAGCCAGTCATAAGACCTACCCTCATCAATAACCTCTGAAACATAGTTAGGGTCGTGGATAGATTCAATCTTCTCTCTGTCCTCATCTTTGAATTCAGGTTCAATGATTTCAACATTGTCCGCACCCACTTCATCTACCAAGTAATCGGTAGCAATCTTGGCACGGATAGGCTTGGTTGGATGTGAGCCATCTCCCGAACCTAAATTCCAGTTCAGGTAGTCGTCGCTATATGCGATAGTTAGTTTCTTTGTCATTTCTTCTCCTTTGTCGCTAACTAGATAATGTTACCAATTTGTTATAATCCTGTCAAGCATAAGCCGTATGCTAAAAACCCTGCTTGCGAGGGGCAAACAGGGCTTTTAGGGTCTTTTATAGAGTTTTTTACGCCTCTGGGCGTTCAATGTCCTCTACAAGCGTTTCTGGCTCATTTTGTGCGTTTTCGGCTTTGAGCGTTTCAAGCAATTCCTCTGCTGACACAATCCAAGTCGTGTATAGCAATTTATCTACGCCTGAGTATGATTCATCGTGTTTCAGATTTAGTTGCCTCAAAGCAAACTCGGTAAGCCCTACGGCAAACTGTAACTGCTCTTCGCTAATTGAAATTAGTTTCTTTGACATTTCTAGTGTCCTTTCGTCTTTAGGTGTTGTATCTTTACAACAAGATAATCATAGGCATATCCTATGACATTTGTCAAATACCTTTTTCGGTGTTTCTTGCGTGGAAACTTAGTTGATTGCCACTGAGCCCAGTGAGCAACTTTAAATGCTATTCCACTAATCCAGTGTAGTAGGCGGTACATCTTCTTCTCCCTTTTCAAGTTGTTCAATAAGCCAATCAATGTCAATGAAGCCACAGTTCCCGTGTTCAAAAAATCTTTTCTTAGGGTCTGGGTAAGCAACTTCCATTTGCTCGTATGTCATGTCAACACACTCGCATCGGTAAGACTTGATTACATCAACTAATCTTTGTCTTTCTTCTGCTTTGCCATCTTGCTTTCCGTAATCATAAGCATCTATGCTCATTTAAATTCACTCGCTTTTCTTTTTCTCTTGACACTCTCTTACAGACTACTACTTTGTGAATAGCACCAGCAAATGAGTAATGTAAACAAGATAAGTAATAACTCCTAAACGGATAGTGTAACTGATAGTGTCTGGGTATCTCTTTCTAAAAGCAAGCACCGCAGTAACTACTAGACCAATGAATAGTGCAATTACTAGAATAGTAAGCCAAACCCATAGGCTCTTCCAAGATAAAGTCAGACCCATCAAAACAATAAGTTTGACATCGCCCATACCAATAGCATCGGTCCTGATATTAAATATAGTTAGCCCAACTAATAGCGGTAGTCCAATAGCAAGTGGTAGCACTAAAGCATTTAGCCAATCTCCAGATAGAGCGGTATAAGCAATGGCAGACACTAACCACACTAGGTAGCCTGGAAAAACAATAGAGTTCTTTAGTCTGCTCTCGCGAATATCGGTGATTAGCAACGGGATGCTTACAACAAGTAAGTAAGCAATCGGTAGTAATAGAATTGTTTGTAAATTCATTTGTCTTTCTGTCTTTCTTTTTTATTGGCGGTTGGCTATAAACCAATCACATATTCTGGTCCGTATAGTTGCGTACCGAGAAGTTTTCCTAGTTCAGCATATACAAGTTCGTATAGCAATCCGTATCTAGAATCAAAGTTTGCTTGCTTTGACCCTGCACGATGAAAATACTCAAAAGCGAAGAATAGATTTAGAAGTCTAGGCAAGTCGAACTGCTCTGATGCTAGGTACTCATTGATGTCAATGTCACCCTCTTCAGTCTGTTGAACGAAGTTCTTACCCTCTTTTTCAATAAGAGCGTGTAAATCGTTAGGGGACATTTGAGAAATGTCTGTCGGCACTGGTTGTGCTTTGTCTTCAGCCATCATAATCCTTACTGTAAGTATTCCAATTATAACCTAAGCCAAAACTCTTATCTTGTAGTCCAATTTACATCTGGATAATTACGCTTGTTCTTTTTGATTTGAGCATCGGCTTTGGCTTGGATTAGAATTCTCTGCTCCTCAACCGAAGTTCCTCGCTTGTGTGCCAAAGCAACCAAGATGGTGTCAAGTGACTCTTGGCTACGCTCAATCTCTTCAGGTGTGCGACCCATGCTTTGAATACCAACTAGCATATTGACGGCAATTGACTGAGCAGTACGCTCTGCCTTGACCTCAGTCTTGTATCTGCTAAATGCGTATTCAAGCACTACTAGCGGTGTGCCATCTGGATTCCAGATACCAGTCTTCAAACGCTTAGCCTCAATCTCAGCCTTACGAACCTGACGAAGACGGCGTGCCTCTACTACCTCTGGGTCTTCCAACTCGCATTGTCTGAGGAAGTAAGCAGATGGGGCGTGAGCATAGCAAACAGTACAGGCTTTCTCGCCAGCAAGAAACGCAATCTCAAGTTCATCTCGACCTGACATCTCGGTAAGCCAAACATACTGAGTAGTAGGAAAGCAGGTTCCGCAATTACGACTCTTGTGAATGTGCCCATTGCTATTCCGCACAAGGTAGGCACGGGACCATCCTGTGTAGAGTGCCTTGAGGGCTGCCAGTTTTTCCTTGTCGACGGCAAGTTCTTTTTCGAGAGCATCTCGTTTGATTTCTTTTTGCTCCACTTCTTTGCCCATCCAAGAGTGCTTCTTGTTGTACTCGATTGACTGATTCAGTGAGTGGATGCTTATGTTCTTTGACTCAATAGACGCAAGTAGTTCTGCGATTTGTGTGTCAATAATAATCGGTGTAGTCATTATCTTCTGCTCCTGACATTTCTACGAAGAGCCAGTGGTCTGTTCTGCCAAGCAAAGATGAGCCCAGCAAAACCCCCAACTACAAGAGTGATTGATGATAGGAGTATGGCTAACTTATCGGCACTGATTGACAGTGTGCCAGCCTTGATACTGAGCCCCAAAGCAAGTAGCCCCAGTCCCAGTGGTATTGAAACAATCATTGTTTTCATTTGAATCCTTTCGGTATGTATTCAATAACTAAAACTTATAGGAATTTATTCCCATTGTCAAGTGGAAACGCACAGAAAAAATGGCGGCCCAGGAAGGAGAAATCCCCGCCATTTCTGACGGGGAGTTCCTGAAGTTTATCTTTACGCAGTCGGTATTACCCGAACATAGATTATTCTGTTGTTTTCGTAATCGGAGAGTGGCTGTATGTGAGTTCCACCAAATCCACGATTGGCATTTACTACCTTGTCCTTACCAATGTAAATAGCGGAGTGGTAGAAACTCTTAGAGCCACGATAGCCAAAGATTACTATATCTCCAACTTTTCGTTCTTTCTTAGATACTCTTTCACCAACATACGCTTGTGCTGTTGCTGAGTGTGGTACTTCTACACCCAGTTGCTCGTAAGCCCATCTGACCATCCCAGAGCAGTCCCACCCATAAATAGATGAACCAGTCGGAACATAGGGGGTTTTACCTACTCGGTGTATTAATCGGATTACGACTTTATTCAGTTTTTTTCTATTTTCAATACTTTCCGCATACTTCGCAAACGAAGTGGATTTAGATATTACGGGGTTATTGAAAATGTTCTTTGATGCGACAATTTGTTGAGTTTCCACACTCCTTGTCACTTCATCTTTTGCTAACTGACTTGCTATTGCCGAAGATGATACACACCCATTGAGCAACAAAGCCATTGTTATTGTCAGCAACCATTTCATTAGGCGACCTACCTTTCCTTGTTAGTTAGTACTTGGTCGTTGTTTGTTTTGGTTCTCCCAATACATATTCAGTTATAGGTAATATTTTACCCACATAAATCGGTGTTTATGTGTAAAAAGAGCCAGTTTAGACACTTGGCTCAGGTGTTTGCTACTAAATAGCGGGGTTTACTGCCACATACCAAGTGCTTTCATCATCTCGTTTGGCGTGACTTTGAGTTCTTGGCAGAGTTTTGCCATCATACCTGACGGCAACTGTCGTTGCTGATGGAAGTATCTACTTAGACTGCTTTTCTGCATTCCAGTAGCCATCGCAAATTGGTTTAGAGATTTGTAGCCACGCTTTGTGTACATAGCAACAAACCAATCCCAACTAGCATCGGCGTTCTTTTTTGTCATATTTGCTCTCACTTTTACCCCTCCTTTCGTGAGTTGTGTTTGCTCTTTCATTAGCAAATCTCAAATCCACCAGAGTTCTCTAGGAACTCGGCAAACTCTTCTAAATCATCAAGGTCAAGTGAGTAGGAAGTTTCCCACGCATCTTTCTTACCTTCGCCATCGCAACCATTACACCAACCATGTGTGCGATTAGTTAGTGATGCCATCTCAGGTGAAAGTTCTCTAATCGGCATCTTGTGCTCTACGCCAAGTGCATCGGTACGAATACCAGTTCCTTGGCAGAGTTCGCAGTTAGGTCGTTCAAGTGATGCTAAACGAGAATTACGCTTTTCAATGTAATCCTTAGCCTCACCAGTTTTTAGTTGTTCTCTAATTCGGCGTGCTAGTTCCAAACTGCCAGCGTTGTTCAATCCATCGCCATCGTTGTAATGTCCAGATACTTCGCCAACTAGGTCGTTGAAGTTATCAACGCAGTAGTCCCAGAGTGGTCGCCAGCCCCAAACATTACGGCGGAAGTACTCGCCAGTTTCGTTCTTAGGGCTCTTGCCATATACATCCATACCCATAGTATTTTCTCCAATCGTTTGTTGTTACCATTTGGTATATATGAAATCTACACAACGGCACTGACATTTGTCAAGCGTGTCGCAAAAGATTTTTTACCAGTTTGCTCCACCTGAGTTTTTGAGAAACTCGGCGAACTCTTGGATATCTTCTACTTCTAAGTAATAACTACTGTTGTTGGTCTTCCTTGAGCCAAACCCACCACAGCCATTGCAATATCCGTGTGTCCTACCAACTTGTTCGGCAAGCAGAGCCACTAACTCCATCTTGTCCATACCCTTTTCTTTTCCAAGTTCATCGGCACGAATACCAGTGCCAGCACAGATTTCACATACGACAGTTGGCTCTGCTTTTACAGTGAGCATAAAGTTATCGGCATATTTCTCGGCCTTGCCACTTGCGATGTCTTCAAACAGAGCATCGGCCAGTCTGCTTGCTTGGAGTTTAGTGAGTTTGCCATCAAGAAAGGCTTTCTCGTATTTGTTGTGATTTTCAAGAACATAGTTCTTCAGTGGAGTCCAGCCCCACACATTTCTACTGAACGACTCTCCTACGGCGTGAGTCGGCTTCAATCCATCAACAGTCGTGCCCATCGGCATCTCCTTTTGTCATTATCGTCTTGTGTTTTATTGTAGGCGGCAGGTTTTTCCATGTCAAGAGGAAATCTTCGTTGTGTATCCTATCCTGTTGAGTGCATCTTCGGTATCCACATACGGGATAGTTGATAACGAATTACCCCAGTCCACATCATCTCCCTCCAAATCATTACAGAGAAAGACACTTGTTTCTTCATAATCCTGCCTCGCCAACGAGGAAATCAGAACTATTCTCCCATCATGCACCCCACCTGAAAGGAAGTAAAGAAAAGAGATGCGTTCATCAAACGCGTCAAGCAGTTTTATCGGTGTAGCAGAGTGAAAGGACATGCTACAAAGGTAGCATTGTGAACGGAAAAACAGGCTGCCCACGCCATCTTCGGCATAAAGAAAAAGGCTCGGTTTCCCAAGCCAGTTTCTCTTTCTCTCTTTTAGTCGGTAACTATCCCATCGGGATACTTCACCAGCATTTCTCTTGCGTAATCTATCGCCTTGTCCAGTTCAGAAAACGGCTCAGAGTAGTAGTCGGTGTGATGGATAGAGTAAATCTCAAACCAAGGGTTCATAACTATTGTTAGCAGTTCTTCATCTTGTTCATACAATTTGCTAAGTTCCCCATCGTTGCTGATTTCTTTTAGCAAAGCATCGGTGTATCTGATTATCTTTACACTTCCATCTTTTTCGGTTTTGTGGATACGCATTTCGCCATTTCGCACTACGAAAAATGGATTATCTTTATCAGCCCAGACTTCTTCGTATCCAGTTTCCCAGACATAAAACTCAGGGGATAATCTTTCGGTGTTGATTTTAGTTTCCTGATTCATTTTTATCCAGCACTTTCTTAATTTGTTCCATAGTCAAACCCATACGCAAACAAATCTGAATGGTTCTAACATTTATCAACGCTTTTTCTTTATTGTTGATTAGTTCTTTTTCTTTATCGTTCATTAGTCGTTCTCTCCTAATAGTCGGATTTGTTCTGCCACATCTTCAGGGTCGGCAGGTTCAGTTGCTCCACACTCTTCGCACCAGTTCTGTGTCGGGGTGTTGGCTATGTCGTGTCCTATGTGTCGGCTTAGGTCGTTGTAATCGGTAGCACTCATTAGTCCCACACTTCCAATACTTCTACATCGGTATCAACTAACTTGTGATTAGATAAGTCAAAACCATCTTCTTCTTTTATGCGTTCTATCGCCAAGTCAATAATTTCTTCTTGGTCAGTTGTCGGTGTTGTAACACTCGTAATGTAACTCGTAGAGTTTGTGGTCAGAGTGACTGTATAAGTTGCTGATGAATAGTTATACATTATCCACCACTTCCGTAATCTCTCTCCAACTATCTCCCGAACCTTCGATAAGACTTAGGTTAGAGCCATTGTCCCATTGCACTACAATTGTTCGGTATCCCCAAGGGTCAATGTATTCCATCACCTTAGTTCCTAATGCACCCTTAGTTAGATTTGTATAAGGGTCGGAAGTAGAAATCAGTTCTACTCTTATTTTTGTTTTTTCCATTAGTTATCAATTCCTTTCTTGATAATTACTATAACTAAAACGGCAGACATTTTATTCCCTGTTTCCAAACAGATACACTACACAGCCCACAAACCCAGAGAAGAAAAGCAAAAGCCCAGCCCATAGAGCAGGTAAGTTTCCACCAAAGATAAAGGCGTGTCCGAGTTGGTCGGTGATGCGAAGACAATTCCAAAAACACCACATACCTAGCAAAGCAATAACAATTTTCATTGCGTTCTCCTTTCCGAGAGATTTTGTTGCCATACAGCAAATCTATACCCTACGGCACAAATTAGTCAAGTATTTCTATCGGCAGTTCATAACAATTTGATAACGGGGGTTTAGGCTCTTACGCCTTTAATTTTTATAGGTTTGCACTCGTTGTGGCAGTTCGTGCATTTTTCTTGCTCGTTATTGTAAAGGTGAGCACAAGCGGTGCACTCCCACATCGTAAATAGAAACTCGTATTCCATTTTCATCTCCTTTCGGTATTGGTTGTTGATTACATTGTCCCAGATAATAAAACAAAAGTCAAGTCAGGGTCGCCGCATTTTCCATGCCCATGGCGAACAAAAAACTATCCCGCATCGGCTTTTTTCTCCAATACGGGATACTTTTTAGATGGTTGGGTCGTCTTCATCAAAAATGTTTGCACCGCACACCAAACAAACTTGATTTGATGTCGCAGGACACTCACTTTTGCATTCCAGACAGAAATACCAACTCAGTTCTCTATGATTTTGCTTCACGAAGTCAAAAACCGCGTTCTTTCCTTGCTCAACAACAAGTTCGGCACATAACTTTTGTAAAGTTTTTTCGTATTCATGCATGAGTTCCTCCTTTCGCATAACTTTATTATAAACATTGCCCCAGCGGATGTCAATACTTTTTCTAAAAATAAAATAACACGGCGTTTAGGGAATGGAAAATTCGGCAGCCCACCCAGCCGAGCCCAGCAAAACAAAACCCCCAACCTGAGTTGAGGGTCGTGTTTGGAAGATTCGGTGTTAGTTTGCCTCGTCTTTGTGAGTAAAGAAAGCGTTTGAGCATTCAACGCACATACCAAGTTCTTCGGCGTGTGTATCTGCTTCTATCTTCTCCCCGCACTTATCGCAAGGCAATAGTCCACCATTGATTAGTTGCTCCAAAGCGTGCAACGCTTCATCGGCGTTAGTTGTCCCATTGTGATAATCGGTGTAGATAGCCTTTACTGCTTGCTCTTCTACTGCTGTTAGTTCCATAGTCCCACCTCCTCTCGGTGTAAAAGAATAATAACCGAACCCCCTGACAAATTATTCCCAGAGGGTTCGGCATTGGTTTAGATAAACAACTGCTGGTCGACCATCTCCATCACAAAATCCAAATCCCGGCCCTCTAAGTCTTCTTCTATGTAAGTTGAGAAGTCGTAAGTTCCATCTTGGTTTGAGGTAAAGATGTTGACGATAGTTGTGTCGTGTTGCCAAGTTGCTAGGTCGCCATCGGTGTTCGCACCAATAATCGCACCCCAATACTTAACAAGGTCACTCGGCGTAAGTTTAGTTTGTGGAATACCACCAACAACTTGTTGCCCCGCGTCATTTAGTTCCATAGTAATCACCACCTTTCATAGTTATAATAACCCCCGCCCCCGACAAAAACTTCCCAAGCATCGGCGTTGTTATCAAATCGTTATAAATCGTTATCACACAAGTCGGCGTTCTCTTATGTTATAGATGAGGAAGCCCCACCACTCATCACAGCGAATGACGGCGTATCCAAACGAAAAACCGGGCATGGAAATTCTAGGAACCCCGGCTCAAAATAATTCAGCATCCACCTGCGTTCTCTGGGTTTCGGCGTTAAACACAAATGCCAACCCCGAATGGAGTTGGCACTTGCGGTATTCAGTTATTACTTTGCTATTGTGTCGCACCCGGGGTCGCCACAACCGCATTCATCACTACAAACATTGTAGGTTTCGCAGTCGTGGGTTTCGTAAATCTTTACTTCGGTGCTTGGGTCAAATAGGTTTCCGCAACCCCCGCACTCAATAAAGGCTTCGCCCTTGCTGTTTAGTATCGGCATAGTAATCACTTCCTTTCTATCTCACTAACATAAACGGATAATCCCCCGTATTTATTCCTGTCGTTATCAAATCATTATAATAATCTCCAAACGCAACAAACTTCTTGACGCAAAGATTCCCGTGATGCAGAAGAAATTCCAGGTCCCCTGGGTTTCCATGCACACGGCAGGAAACTTTCGCACCCTCCATCCGAGTTGCATCCGAGTTGCAGAAGCAGATTAAATAGAAATCCCCGAACCAACTAATTCGGGGAAATCTAAACTGAACTATTTAGCCCAGCAACCAGCAAGAATCACAATAACCATTCTTGCCAGCCCAACTTTTGATGTTATCGCCACTTAATTCGTGGTCACACCAAGGGGTTTCGCAAACATTAGTGTCCATATTTTCACCACCTTTCTACTTAATTAAATGTTATTTTTTGCTGACAAGAAATCTTCTCTTCATTTTTTTCTCCATCCGACCTTTACACTGATGAATCTTATGTTTTTATTTGTTCGCCCAGGCAGTTTTTCCATGCAGACATGCGAAATTAATTTTGCAAATCGCTTGACATGTGTAAATCATCTTCTTATACTTACAAACTTTCTCCCACTGAGCGAATAAACTTCTCCCAAACAGAACTTCCATTGTTGATGAGGCTTCATTTCAGCCAGAGGAGCGAGGTTTTAATAACATTCTGCATGGAAATACCACCTACCCAGGCCCCCCCGGAAAGCGACCTTCCAACCAACTTTCTCCCATGAACCCAAGTCCAGCCCACCAGAAGCGAACTTCCAGCCCAAACAGGCGACCCAAAGCCACTTCCAGCCCACTTCCCACCAAATCCAAATCTTCCAAATCTTCCAAATCTTTACAAATCTTTACAAATCTTCCAGAACTACATAAATCTTCCAGAAATGCAAGTCTTCCAAACCAGATGCTTATGTAATAAAGTCCCCCAGGCCAGCCTGGGTTGCCTTTTTTTCCTTTCGCCTCTTTTCGCATTTTTTCTCCCATGTCTTCGTATTTTTATGTTTTTTCTCCCTCTTGCGTTTTTCTTCTCCACTTTTCCAGACGCAATGCCTCTGTATTTTTATTTGTAATTAATCATTAAAAAGGCTTACCGTTGGCTTTTTTCACGCCTACCTACATACCACTCGTAAAAAGGCTCACCGTTGGCTTTTTATCTCTTATAAGGCTTGCCGTTAGTTTGTAAAAGGCAAGCCGTCAAAAAGGCTTGCCGTTAGTGTTTTAAAGGCTAGCCGTTAGTTGCTAGCCGTTGGCTTATAGGGCGAGCCGTCAAAGGCTAGCCGTTGGCTTTTATACAGGCTTGCCGTCAAAGGCGAGCCGTTAGAACTGCTAACGGTGTTCAGCAAGCCAGCCGTTCCAGATAAAGAAAAACCCTTGCCGTTTCCAGCAAGGGCTTTCTAGGGGCGAGCCGTGTTTAGTCGTCTATGTCCGCACCGCAGTTTGAACAAGTAGCGAAGTCGTGACCCTCACCGTCATTGAGCGCAAGTTCGCACTCGTCACAATGTAGCCACAGGTAGTCGGCGTTACAGCAAGCCGACTTAGGTTCGGTGTTGGTAGCCATTAGACCCTACCCGCACAAACCGGGCCGATACCCTGAGCAACTGATACAGGGTCGGTAAGGAACTTACCGCACCATACGCAGAAACCGTATTCAACGCCAAAGGCTTTCGCCTCTTCAATAGTCATACGCATTTCGGCAGTTAGACCACGCATAGCGCCCTGCTCGTAGATGAACTTGCGTTCAGCAACATCAAGGACTTTTGCGTAAAGGTTGCCTGTCTCTCGACTTGCTTGAACCTTGTAGATAACGCCATTGGCGTTGCGATACATACCTTCAGCAACAGGGGCGTTGTTGCGTGGGGCGGAGATTAGCGAACCAATAAGGTCGCTGGCTTGCTTAGAAGTGAGAGTGGCAAAATCAACAACAAGGTCGTTTGCCCTTTCGCTAATAAGGGTTTTGAGAAAAGCAACCTGCTTTTCAGAGGCCGGGCGAGCCGGGGTGGGTGATGTGATAGTCATTTGACTACCTCCTTTCATACTAACTATAACAGGTCGCACTGACTTTTTATTCCCGAACAGCAAACTTTTTTCTTTCGTTACCAAATCGTTATCTTTGCCTATCGCACAGGTTTTCGGTGTTCTTATGTTTTTTCCGAGATACACCAGCACACTGACAAGAACTCTTCTCCATCTCAGGTCGGAGCCGGGTGGCGTGTTTTTCCATGCTCATGGATGGCATGGAAAAATCCCTACCCCACAAAAAACGGCACAAAAAATCCCGCGTCTTCCAACGCGGGACTTTTGTTTTGAGATTACTTTTGGAATGAATCCATAGAGAAGATTGACTCCAACTCGGCAGTTTCAACACGCTTATTTGCAATCTGTAAATCAGCGTGAGCCAGAATAATCTTGCGAGTTTGTTTAGATAACTTTTTTGGTATCTTTTTACCAGCCAACTCCATTTGTTTTTGAAGTTCGACAGAAGTAATGATAATGTCCCCCATTGTATCTAACATTGTGTAGACAGTTTTAGTTTCTAGTTCCAGAGTTCTTTTTGAGTTCTCCATAATCAGCCTCCTTAAGACTTTTGTAGTGTTGAGCCTTTTTACAACTTGCTCAGGTTGCCAAGACTAGATAGCCTTGAAAGTGATGTTGCCTGTCCCAACAGGCTCATCATGAGAATAGCGAACCAATACCAACTCGCCATTGGCATAAGTAAATACCAACTTGAAGTCGCCATTGAGCGAGAACCTCTTGATTAAGTCATCAGCGTTGAACGCCATAACAAAATCGCCAGATACTCTACGCCAAGATACTCCCCTGTATTCAACCTGAACCTCTGTCTCATCTGTCCAGCCTTTATCAGCCTGAACCTCTTTAACAAGTAAGTCCAAGTCATACTTGGAATCATCCCAACAACCAAAACACTCTTCAATGAAGTTGTCATCTTCATCAACGCAAGTGCAGTCGCTGTTAAGCGTGACTTTTGTCTCTAAGTTATCCATAGTTTTTCACCTCCATACAAATAATAACCCAATACATTACTTTTTTATTCCCATGTGCCAACTTTTTTTGTTCTCCCTCAGTGAACGCTAAGAAGCCTCCAGGCCCTGGAGAAAAAACATAAGACAACAAATAAATAGAAGTTGAGGCAAGACGCATCAAGTTTCCCGGTCCCCTGTTTTTCCATGCACTATGGAATCCCCGGCCCAGCCAAGTTCGGATGCAAAAAAAATCGCCCACTATTTCTAGTGAGCGACTTTTAGTGGCGACTACTCAGCCTGAGCGAGTTTGTCGCAAGCATGACAACTTAGGTCAGTTTCCACCCCAAGTTGCAATCCCCCAGAGTGAGTATCGCAGAGTGGATAACCATAGCCATCAAAAATAAAGTAAAACTTTACCATTGAGCGCCTCCTTACAAAGAATAGGTTTAGAGCAGTTTTAGGACTTGCTCAGGTCGCAGGTGGCTATTTAGTAAGCGTTCACATACATAGCCAGCGAGTTATCTAGGCTGTGCTTAGATGAGTTGAATAGTTCAACAAAGGCGTTAGCCTCATCTAGCGTAGCGAAGAAGTGATTACCCACATTGACATTGCCAATGTGTATCTCTACTTTATGGTTCATGTTCCACCTCCTATACATACAATAACTCCAACCCCAGACAAAATCTTCCCAAACAGGAAAACTTTTTGTTTGCCCAGAGCGAACAAAAAAATCTTCTCCAAACTCAAATTAAAAACATAAGAACAAAAAAATCTCATCTTCGCCTCTGCATCCAAATCTCAAAGGTAAAAATCCGGGTCCCTTATTTTTCCATGCGAAGCATGGACTTCTGGGTTGCATGGAAAATCTGGTATCCCAGATTTTTGCCTCATGCTTTCTTATGCTTTATTTCGCAATGTGCATTGTTTCTTCTGCTTCTGCTTCTGCTTCTGCTTCTGCTTCTTCCTCTTGTGCGTTGCTTATGTTATTTCTTCTCCCTCAGCCACTCTGCTTCTGCAGGTGCAAAAACACGACCCGTTAGGGTTTGTGTGCGTCTATTACATAAAAGCGACCCGTCAAGCGTTCTACGCTTGTGCTATAAGCACCCGTCAAGTCTCCCGTCAAGCGTTCTACGCTTGCGTAAAAGGCTTGCCGTCATTTCTACAAAGGGCAAGCCGTTAGGGGCTAGCCGTTCTAGGCAAGCCGTTAAAAGTAAAACCCCTAACCGCGTCATACGGTTAGGGGCTGGCAAACAGAAAGGGCAGGTTCTTGCTTGCCGTGCCGTTAGGAAAATGGAAGTGAAACCTAACGGAGTTTGTTTGGTGGGCAGTGCCAGTGATTTGAAAGGAAGTGAAACACTGCCCACCAAGTTTTTAGTTTATCGCTCTGATGAACTCGTAAGAGCCGTCAACTGCGACTGCGGTGTAGACCTCTGGAAACTCCGCTTGAAGTTTCTTAAGGTCTGGTCTGTCCATAATTACCTGCATCATTTTGAACGCCTTTTGTCCGCTAATGGTAGCGAACTCTGCGTCACCGAGAGCAAGTCTTAAGACTTCCTCAGCCTCTTCTTTGGCTTTGTCGGCTAACTTCTTAGCCTCCAGAGCCTCGCTGAACTTGTCCAATGCAACTCGGACATTGTGGTCAAAACCAACTTCTACGGTCTTGCCCTTGATTATGTTTGTTAGTGGCTTTTTCATTTGGTATCTATCTCCTTCGTTTAGCCACCAAGCATTTCTGCTTGATACATTTACTATAACCTACAACACTGACATTTTATTCCAAAACGCCAAAGTTTTTTGTTCGCTCTAAGAGAACTAGAAGTTCTCGTTAACCCACTCCAAAAGTTCGGTGTATGGCTTGTTCTGTTTGATTAGAGCAATCAACTCCTCACTTTCAGCAAGTAGGTAGATGTCCACTGTGGATTCGGCAGATAGCCTCAGCAATGTGTTCATTTCGTCTCTCCTTATGTTTTTTAGAAGGCTACTAGATTTTCCATGCCCCGGTTTTCTTTTTCTCTTTCGTCTGCACACATTAGTGATACTGAGCATTCTGAAAGTATTAAGTAAAGCGGAACATCTAAACCATCTGCGATACTCTGCAAGACTGTTGAAGAAACTTCTTTCGTTCCTCGTTCAATCTCAGACAGATACCCAAGCGAAGTATGCGACCTTGCGCTGAGTTGTCTTAGGGTTATCTCCCTATCGACTCGCATTTTTCTAATGGTATTTCCGAGTGCTATTGCTAGGTTCATTTGTCTCTTTGTCTTTCTGTTTGAGGCAGATTACTCTGCTGTTTCTTCTTTGTCTTCAACCTTGTTTAAGGTTGCTGGTGTAGAGCCAGCCAAGAACTTTCCATTCTCGTCTTCAACCCTGATTGTAACTGGGTGGATAGACGGAGTTGGCAAGTCTGCGTATTCGTTGTCATACCCCCTTGCGTCTGGGTCGCCAACAAATCTGGCTAGGGCAATAAGCCCCTGTCTTTCAGCGGAGAACTCGTCAGTGTCATAAACTTCAAAGTTCACTTCTGCAACTACAATGTATTTCTTCATGATTTTTTCACCTCAATCTTTTCTATAAATCATTTTACACTTTGTTGTGAATGGCGATTACCACTCACCCTACAAGTATAGGGCAAGTGGCTTTCGCTTGTCAATGGTTAGTCCACTAAACCTTTTTTAAGGATTTCTTGTGCCTCAGCCAGTTCGCTGATTTTAGCCTCGTCTTCCCACTCGTTAGTTTCGGTGTTCCAAATAGAACCCTCGTTGAAACGAGCCTCCAAAGTTCCATCATCAACGATTAGTTCTTTGGTATCTAAGTCGGCATAGACTACGAAATAAACTTGCTTACCCATTTAAAACTCCACTTCTGTAATGTCGTTGCCAAGTTCTTTGGCAAGTTCGTAAATGTCACGCAGGTCAATAGTCTTAACTTCGCCTTTCCAGTTGTAAGCGTGAGCATAGCCCA